GGTAATATACACCCATCGAAGCAAAACACACTAACTCTAGGAGCTAAAAATGAAACACGTTGCCAACATCATGAGAATTAATGACTGGAACACAAACCAAGAAAGTACTGTAGGTCGAATCTTTGCACAAGGACGCGGCAAAGCCAGAAAACACCTGATTTTATGGTTGGACGGTGGGGAAGAAGAATATGGCGCCAACTACTACGATTCATGCGCTGCAGCGCGGGATGCCGATAAATGGAATTTCATCGAGCGCGTCTAAGTAAGAAACTTTACCCAAGCCGTTTCAAGCGAGGCGGCTTCAATAAAGAGTTTTACATCGTTCTTTAAAAATTTGAAAGCGTAGTAACCGCCCTTCAGGTAGGCAGAAGCCGATAGGAAGACATGGATAGGCATGGGGGAAGTCGAACAAACGGTTACAGGCAGGCGGGGAGCCGAAAAGACAACAACCCGCAGCGCAAACAGAGCCGCTTTGAAAGACAGGCGGCTTAATCAAGGGCTTGGGTGAGCTACCGCCAACGCGGAGGCACAAAGCCGACTACACACGGTAGGGCAACGGCACGCGGAAACGGTAAGCCCCGACCCCTTGATTAAGACAACAGCGCGAGGAAACGCAAAATGCTTGATTTAAGCGAACACATCAACAACAAAGCCCGATGGGTCAAAGGCGAATTTGACGACAAGGCGAAAGCAGGTTTTTCAGCTTCCCAGCTTTACAGAGACACCATCGAAACGATCGGATTTGTCGGCGGGAAGTTGGGAGCGGCAACGGGGAAGGTCATGTTTTATTACTTTCCCGACGGTACGAAACTGAAAATCACATCGTCCCCAATATCATGCGAGGTCATCGAATGAGCAACATCGGATATTCATCCCCCGATTGGGGCATGGCGGGCGAGGAAGCAGCCTACACGAGAGCGCAGGCAATCAGCGAGGCGAAGCAAGAAGCGTTTGCCGCGCTGGAAGACGACATCGAATATCTCGTCATGAAAACAGCGTTTAAATACCGCGAAGCTCTTAAAGGGTGCCAAGACGAAACCCCGCGCCAGTGGGAATACAGAATGAGCCTACGAGATGGAGCCGCGTGGATTAGCAACGAGATGATGGAAGTGATGGAGGAAGCCATAGAGGACGACCATTACTACACACGAATCGAAAATCTCGATTTTTACGCAGACCGATTTATCGAGCAGGAAAAGATTAACGCCGCCTGACGCGGCAAAGAATACCCATGAAGTGGATAGAGTAGGCAGACCGTTAGTCGTGAGTGGGAATGCCGGCGGTGGTTTTTGTTGAAAAGTTTTCCCACCGCCTCAAACCGCGACAATGCGCGGGCGACGATACCTTTAGTTGCCGCGGCGCAGGCTGAACGAAGAAACAGCCAAGCCCGCTGAGTCTAGTAAGGAAGATTCGGCGGGCAATCCCAAACATCATGAATCAGCGAGGAAACCATGAAATACACAGCAATCATCATCGCGTCAGCAGCCTTTGCATTTTGTGTGCAGGCATACGCGAAAGCGCAGGCATATATGGACTACACGACAGCGTCAGCAATCGGCGTGGACGCTATCGACCCATATGAAAATATCCGTGACGCGGTTGCCCGCCATGAAATGCAAGCAGCCGCGAAAGCGACACGGGAGCATGAAGCGGAAATAGCGCAAATGTACGAACAACTGAACGCCAGCGAAAGAATGCGCGGCGACGCGGAGGCGACGAAATGAACCATCGACCATACGGATTAGCTGGCAGCCTGTCGGCAAAAGTAAAAGGTTTTATGGGCTTACCGCGCAGCCTTAACGTAGTCATGCGAAAAGTCAAAGGCGGCTATCAGGTCGGAATCATGCCCGACGGCTACAACAAGGTTACGTTCCGACCCGATAAGGCAAAACGTGCGGCGTTGCAAGACGTGCAGGTTTTTAAAACCGAAAAGGCGGCGCAGGCTTATGTGGATAAGCTGCTGGCAGGGGCGTAAAGGAGGGGCGAGTTATGAGGATTCGTTGTTCTTCCATCGCCGACATCATCGGCAAGCCAAAAACCAAAGGCGAGACCATCACGGAGACCGCCAAATCCAAACTGATTGAGATGGCAAAGCGCGAACTGTTCGGCTTTGAACCTTTCGACGGCAACGCCTATACCGAAAAGGGCGACCTGATGGAAGAAACCGCCATCAAATACAGCGGACTGGTACGCGGAAAAGAGTATCGAAAGAACATCGAGCGGCGCGTCAATGACTGGCTGACGGGCGAATGTGATGTTTACGATTCAGACGCCCGCCTGATTGTTGACACGAAGTGTTCATGGGACATCGGGACACATCCATTTTTCCGCGATGAAGCCGAAAAGAAAGCCATCAAAGCAGGCTACGACTGGCAAATGCAAGGCTACATGTGGCTGTTTGATTGCGACCGCGCCGATATTGATTTTTGGCTATTGCCCACGCCCGAAGATTTGCTGAAACCGTGGGAAGACCGTGAGAAATACATCGACCTTGTGGAAGCCATCCCGATTGAAAAGCGCATAACGACCGTAACCGTCATGCGCGATGACGAAAAAATCGAACTAATCAAAGAGCGCGTAACAGCCTGCCAAGACTACTACGAAACGCTTTTAAACCAATTCAAACAAGGAATTTAAAAATGAGTATCGCCCAAAATCAAGCAGTAGCCCTAGCCAAACAGTTCAACATCCAAGGCGACCCGGAGGAGCTGGTTCAAACGCTAAAAGCGACTGCCTTTAGAAGCAATGCGACAGACGCGCAATTTAATGTCTTGATGATTGTAGCAAACCAATACGGTTTAAACCCATTCACAAAAGAGATTTACGCGTTTCCCGACAAAAACAACGGAATCACGCCTGTTGTCGGTGTGGACGGTTGGGCAAGAATCATCAACAGCCATCCACAATTTGACGGCATGGAGTTCACATCCGATGCGGAAAGTTGCACATGCAAAATTTACCGCAAAGACCGCAACCACCCAACAATCGTTACCGAGTATTTGGAAGAATGCAAACGCCCTACACAGCCGTGGAACAGTCATCCGCGCCGTATGCTTCGCCATAAGGCAATGATTCAAGCCGCGCGTTTGGCGTTTGGATTTGGCGGCATTTATGACGAGGACGAAGCGGAACGAATCGAAGCAGCGGAAGCCCCGAAAGAACAGAAGAAGAACCCTGAAATTGACAGTCTGATCGCAGATGGCGAAGCGGCCGCAAACAAAGGCATCGAAGAATATAAAAAATGGTTTTCCGAAATTGGCGCAACAGGCCGTCTGAAATTGGGAAGCGAGAATCACGAACGACTCAAGAAAATCGCTGAAAACACCATCGAAGCCGAAACCGTGGAAACGTCAAAACCAACACCGACCGAAGAACAGTTCGCGGCGTTGATTGAAGCAGTATCAACAGGCGTTAAAGAGGTTTCCGAAGTGCTGGAAGCATACGCGCTGACAGAAGAACAAGCAGCGGAAATCAACGCCCTGTAAGGAGCAGTAATGTTTGCCGTTTTCGGGGAAGTCCGCGCCGAAGAAGAAAAACGGCGCGAGCTTGTTTATGACAAAGAGGATTGCAAGTGGTACGAGGATACCCGCAAATGGAAGCGGTTGAGCAACGCCCGCTACCAAATCAGCCCTGAGTATTCGTCTATCGAGACCGCCGAAGAGTTTATCCAGCTATCGGCGGGTAATCCCGATATCCACATAGTCGGAATCAGGCAGGCGCAGGAAATAAACGGGCGAACCGTTTGGAAGCCTGTCAAAACAGTTTTGAAAGGAAGCAAAAATGAAAGGTAATGAATTTTTTAAAATTCTTGGGAAATTATCCAATCAAGAAGAGTATGTTGAGTTCACTAAACACTTAGTTACTTTATTTGAAGTGCTTGACGAACTTGATTGTGATGATGTCTTTGGGACAGAGGGCTGGAAACACGCCATTGGTTTAGATGATTAACAAAAGGGAAGCAAAAATGCTGAACAAAGTAATTTTAATCGGGCGGCTGGGCAAAGACCCTGAAGTCCGCTATATGCCGAACGGCGAGGCGGTTTGTAATTTCAGCGTCGCCACGAGCGAAAGCTGGAAAGACCAAAGCGGTCAGCGTCAAGAGAGAATTGAATGGCATAACATCACCATGTACCGCCGCCTTGCCGAAATCGCTGGGCAATACCTGAAGAAAGGTAGTCAGGTGTATTTGGAAGGCAAAATCCAAAGCCGTAAATATCAGGGCAAAGACGGCATCGAGCGCACGGCATACGACATCATCGTGAACGAAATGAAAATGCTGGGCGGTGGAAACAGTGAGCAACAGGCGCAAGCAGAAACGCCAACACCGCCGCGCCGTCAAGCAGCACCCGCTGCGCCCGTTGAATACATTGACGACGACGTCCCTTTTTGAGTTAAGGAGTAAAAATGACTGAATATGTTTTCAAAATTTCTACCAATGATGTAGGCGTTGTTTTTGAAACACCTGATATTAACCCAGAGCATGAAGATAATGTAAGAGAAGGAATTGCTTACTTATCGGCGGCATTAGTATCAATTTTTATTAACGATGTTTCAAAACATATCAAAGAAAATCAAAAAGATTTTATTTTTACTGCTCAAACCATGATTGATAACTCAGCCATCCTAAAAATGGGGGAGAAAAAATGACGCAAAAATTTAAATTCGGCGATTTGGTTCAACATGAAAACAAAGATTTTTACCCTGAAATCGGGGTAATTGTTGGAATGAACACAGAGCACAATGAAGCAAAGGTTCATTTTGAAGGATTCCACCATCCTGAATTTGTAAAAGCTAATGAATTAGTTGCTGTGGCACAACCCGAGACGCTGGAAATCATCCCACACCCTGACACCGTGCGCCTTGACTGGCTGTTAAAGAATGATTGCGCTTTAACAGAAAGGCTTTGCGACGAAGATGGCGATATTCACCCTACGCCCAATGCCGTTATTCAGAAGCAAGAAGACCATTTCGAAGTGTTGGCGGCTACAAGTAACAACATCCGAGAGGCGATAGATGTTGCTATGGAATACATAGACAGCAAACGATAACAACCACAGGCAGGCAGCCATCCGCTCAGTTAATTTAAAGAAAAATTCAAACCAATTTAACAAATGACAAAAGGAAAAATGCAATGACAGCACATAAACACGCAAACTTGATGCTGCAATACGCACAGGATGCAATGGAAACAGACAAACCGTGGGAGCGGTGGGAAGTTGAGGCACCAAACGAATGGAAAGGATGCGAAATATCCCCTTCTTGGAGCGAAGACCATAACTACCGCCGCAAGCCGCAAACAATCAAAGTTACCGTGAACGGCAAAGATATGGAGTTTCCAAAGCTGTTAACTACCAAAGTCATAGAAGGTGATTTTATTTACGTACTGGATAAGTCCAACCCAGCAGAAACACCGCCATTCCGCGTTATTCCATTACGCTTCCAATCGAATGATTTTTTGAGTTGTTGGTACTTGAAAAACGGACTAATGCATCACACCAAAGAAGCCGCCCAAGCCCACGCCGATGTGTTGAACGCCATCTGCAGGGGAGACATAGAATGACACCCGAAAGAATCGAACAAGAGCGCAAGGCGTTTGAGGAGTGGTACGCAAGCACTTATTTACCAACCCCGATGCACGGACGAACATTTAATAAATACCCAAGTGGCGTTTATTGCCTACAACACGCTCAATACGCATGGCAAGCACGTGCCGCACAATCCGAATGGATAAGCGTGGAGGACAAATACCCGGAAGACGGGCAGGAAGTAAATATTCTACTTAATACCGGAGAAGTAAGAATTGCCTTGCACGAACTAGGCACTCCAAGTGGTAGTTGTTTTACGAAGGGGCATTATTTCACGGGGGATATTTATCATATTGATGGTGCAGAATATAACTGCTCAATTTATGGAGATAATGTAACCCACTGGCAACCTCTCCCAGAACCACCTGAAGAGATAGGCAAATGATGGCAGCCAAACGCCCAAGCCGTTGAGAGGACGACACTTAAAAGCGAGGAAACAAAATGCAAACAGTAGCAACAAGACCGACGGCAAAACAGATGCTTGCCGCCAAGAAAGCAGCAAAGAAATTGACCCAAGAAGAACGCGCCCTGAAACGCGCAGGCGCAGTCAAAAACGTTGACCGAAACCGCCTATCGACATTATCGAAAGCGCAAAAAGATAACATCGCCGAGATGTTATCAGGCGTGAAAGTATCCGCAGACGAAGCGGTAACGTGTAGCGTCAAAATGTGGATGTCGTTGCAAGATATGCGCTATGCCTACAATCAGGAGTTAATCAACTTCGCGGAGCATATCATTAAGCAGGTTCAGCGGCTTGGTCTGTACTGCAACACAGACGACCCAGCGAACGAGAAAAGCGTGGAGTTTGCTTGCCGTGAAGCGTTGCAAGCAGTCGCGCAATGGACTAAGGATTTTGACGACCTAAGCCCTAATCAGCGTCAACTGGTATTGCACCCGCTGTCTAATCTGTTTGCCGCGTATGAAGAGTTTTTGAAAGACGCGCCGGTTCGTTTAATCGCCGAAGTGTCCACATACTCAATCGCCGTCAGCGTTACCAAGAAAGCCATGACGTTTTTAGAGCTTGATGGAGGAATCATTTCAGCGGTTGATAAGGTCGTCAACGGCAGCGATTCCCGCGCGGAAGCTCGCCGCCTGAAAATGCCCTATGCCGAATTTACCGACCGAATCTTACACGCCACAAACCTGCTTTACGATGTGGGGATTCAGGCAGATTCAGCACTTTCAGAAATGTACGGCAAGCCATTAAACCCAATCCGCCCGCAACGCATCGGCGACGTGCGGCAACCGATGATGAAAATGCTTGTCGCTAATAAGGGCGGCGCGCTAGTTCAGGCTGTCAAGGATTCGGAAAACATCATACGACATTGCGACAGCGGCACCGGCTTCAGTTGTTTCAACTGGACTAAGCATTTCAAACGCGCCGCAAACCTGATTGGACTTATGCGACAGGAAGCAGCAGCATGAAAGAGCTAACATATGGCAGCGTTTGCAGTGGAATTGAAGCGGTATCCGTTGCGTGGAGCGGGCTGAATCTGAAGCCGATATGGTTTTCTGAAATCGAACCTTTCCCGTGTGCCGTGTTGGCGCACCATTACCCAAGCGTCCCTAACTATGGCGACATGACGACGTTACCGGATCGGATTTTATCAGGCGAAATTGAAGCACCTGATATTTTGGTCGGCGGGACACCTTGCCAGGCTTTTTCGGTTGCCGGCTTAAGAAACAGCCTAAATGACGAACGCGGAAACCTGACGCTTGTTTTTGTAAGGATTTTAAATGCAATTAACACTATTCGAAGAAGCTACGGACTGCCCGACGCAGTTGTACTGTGGGAAAACGTCCCCGGCGTTTTATCAACACGAGACAACGCCTTCGGATGTTTTTTGGCAGCTTTGCTTGGCGAATCCAAAGAGCTTGTCCCAACAGGGGGAAGGTGGACGGGTGCAGGTATTGTGCGTTCGAACGAATGCGAAATCGCATGGCGAATCTTGGATGCCCAATATTTCGGAGTTCCCCAACGTCGTCGAAGAGTGTTTCTTGTCGCAGGTAATCGAAACAGACGTGTCGCCCAAATACTATTTGAGCAACCGGGCGAAAGCAGGAATCTTGGACAGGGCAGGAAAAAGAGGGAAGAATCTTCCGCCTTTATTGAAAGCAGCTTTGGAACATATCGAGAATCCGATATCGGTGGCACAGTAAAAAGAACAGGAGGCGCGCTGTCTGGTGGTAGTGAAACTTTATTAGTTTCAAAAATTGGAGCAACGTTAAGCACTGGGTTTGGCGGCTGCGGCGTAGATTCAGACCAAATTTGTAACGGCAATTGCGTTATAAATTATCCAAAAGTACGAAAACTAACCCCCGTCGAGTGCGAAAGGTTACAAGGTTTCCCCGACAACTACACCCTGATTCCGTGGCGAAACAAGCCAGCCGAGCAATGCCCAGACACGCCGCGATACATGGCAATCGGCAACAGTATGGCGGTTCCGGTCATGCGGTGGATTGGGGAAAGGGTGTGCCGAATATGAAAGACATAATTGCCGCAATCCTGATAGCCGTAGTCGTCATGGCTATCGAGCTATCAGGAATCCCGAAAGGGGCGGTACAAGTAAACGAATATACGAAAGGGCAGATGAAGTGACAATTTCGCACGAGTTGCGCCAGCTATCAATGGCGATAGATTACCTCAACAGAAAACGGGGCGAACTTTTAGACGACCTGAAAGCGTACCCTGAAAAACACGGCTGCCCATACCGCATCGGGCAGGAATTTAAAACACAGGACGGCGCAGTTTACAAGGTCGAGGCAATCAACGTCTTAACCTATCCAAGCGTGGACGGTTTATGCGCCTACTATCAGGCGCAGGCGGTAAACCAAAACAAACCGCATGACCACAAAGAATACACCGTACAAATAGGAGCTTAAAAATGAACATTGAAAAAATCATTAATTGGTTCAAGGCAGCAAAACCAAATCCGACAGAAAAAGATAAGACGACCCAAATTGGAGCAAATCTTGAAGCAGTTTCAGAAATGCTGCAGGCGGTGTCTTGCGATACGCCACCAGTATCACAGGCTTCGCAAGATTTTTATGCTTATCCTTCCATTGATAGGGATATTGACGGTAGCGTTATAACCCTCTGCGAAAACTGGGAAATCGACCTGCTGAATTCCCTTTGCGACCAAATCGTCACGGCAATCGGCGTGGGCTATATGATGGGCTTTGACATGGCTGGGGCATTGCAAGAAGTCAATTTATCAAACTGGAGTAAGTTTGATGAAAACGGTAATCCGATTTTCAATGAGAACGGGAAAATCGTAAAAGGCGAAAATTACTTTAAGCCCGACCTTGCGAAGTTTGTACGGGGCGACAATGCGCCGGCGGCTGAATAACTACCAATCCGACAGGCGGCGAAATGCCGCCTTAGAAAAATCAGAAAGGATAGAAAATGAAATTACTCAAGATGAAAGAGGTTGTTGAAAAAACAGGTTGCGGCAAGACAAAAATTTATGCCATGATTAAGGATGGTAAATTCCCTCGACCGTGTAAAATTGGCAATGCCTCACGTTGGCGTGAAGACCATTTGGACGACTGGATAAAAGCACAAGTCCAAGCCTAGCGAAAACAAAAGAGGGTATGAATACGGGTATAAATCAATCTGATTTGACAAAAATCTTTAATTTTCAAAAAGATAATATAAAAATGCTTTTGTTCATTGATAACTGTTATTCTCGTCCGTAACGGTTCGATTTAGTTCATATCATTTTGATAAGCCTGTGTTTATTGCCGTTTTCTGTTCGTTTTCGTTCGCGCTAGTGCGTGGCAATCCTTGAAAAAAGAGGGTATGATTTTGGGTATCAACTCATTCATACCCTCTTTTTTATGCTCAACGATACCCAAATCCGCAAGGCGAAACCAGCCGAGAAGCCTTATAAATTAACCGATTCCAACGGCTTGTACATCGTAATAAATCCGAACGGCTCAAAGCTATGGCGTTATCGCTTCAGGCTTGACGGTAAAGAGTCCGTTTTTGCTATTGGAGCATATCCTGATATATCGCTGGCTGAAGCGCGTGAGAAACGCAAGGAAGCGCGGTTACTTGTTCAGCAGGGGATTAACCCAGCCAAAGACCGAGCCGAGAAAAAACGGCAAAACGCGCGCCAAAACAGAAACACGTTTGAAGCCATCGCCGAAGAGTACCTGGCATCCAAGACAATCAGCGATGGCGGCATTAAAGCCATACATCGTATGCTTAAAAAATACGCCTATCCCATTATCGGGGATACACCAATAACTAAAGTAACACCGCGTCAGATTATGGAGTGCCTCGACGTTTGCAAAGACAAAGGCGTTATCGTGTCAGGGATATACACACGCCAACACATGAGCGCAGTATTTTTATACGCGATCCGAACAATGCGGGCGACAAATGACCCGACGTTAGCGTTTGCCGGTTATCTCAAACGCCCCGAAATAACCCACGCCAAAGCCATGACCGCCGAACAAATCAAGGCATTTAAAACAAGCCTTGCAAACTATAATGGCTCGTTTGTCGTCAAAAAAGCCGCGCAGTTATTGCTATACACAGCAGTACGCACGATTGAGGCAAGGCGGGCTGAATGGGCTGATATTGACCTTTCCGCCGCAATTTGGCGCATCCCTGCAAACAAGATGAAAAAGTCGAGAATGCACGTCGTGCCGTTATCGTCTCAAGTCGTCGAGTTACTCGAAGAGTTACACACGATGACGGGTAACGGGCGGCTACTATTCCCAAACAGCAAACGACCAGACGATATGCTGTCAGCCACAACCATTAATAGAGCATTGGAGTATATGGGGCTGACAATTTCAGGGCATGATTTCAGGGCGACACTTGCAACCAACCTGTCAGAGATGGGATATGAGCATGAGTACATCAAGGCACAGCTTGCCCACGCCAAAGACAATCAGACCGACGCGGCATATTTTCACGCCAAATTCATCAATCAACGCCGCCAAATGCTGCAAGACTGGGCGGATTTTGTAGATAACCTATAAATAAATTATCATACAAATCATAAAGTTATGGATTTTATACAAAACAATCAAAAAACCTCTTGCATTACCGACAATATGGCGGTAATATACACACATCGGCAAACAACACAGACCGCCGAAAACATAATTAACCAACTGACCACCATCGGGCGGATAGGAGCAAAAAAAATGAAAACAAATCTCTTGAAAAACATGACCCGCGAAGCACGCGAAGTTCTTTTTTCCAAATTAAACCCTGAAAATGACTACATTTGCCAAGCTTTAAAAAAAGCCCAAGACGAATTTAACGAAAAACTTAACCAAGCCGCCCAATCTCACGGATTCTTTGGACGCGCGATGATTGACGAAAAATCTGTTTTAGGTGCGAATGACTTTTTCAAATACCAACGCATCGGCAAAATTCTGGCCAACCGCGAAGAGATGCTTTCAAAAAGAAAAAACCTTATTTTAAATTTCTTGGGCTTTTTTAATTAATTTTCAATACTGCCGCCTTCGGGCGGCGGAAAGGTCAAAAATGAAATTCTTAACAAATGTTATCAAAACGGAAAAAGTCGAAGTAAAACGCCAATATGAAACTGTTACCCGATTCAACCGAATCAACACGGGCGAAAAAAAGAAGTAGAATTTAAACCCGAACAGAATCTATTAATTGTAGATGGCGAAGAGTTTAAAGTTTGCGAAGTTTTAGCGAAATCAATCACAATCGGGAATGAAGACGTTAAAACTGCTGAAATCATGACATACAAAAACGGGGAGCAACATTTATTCTATTCGCTTGACGTGCCTGCATTTTGGGATATGTTCGATAATTTAAATTGGGGGAAAAGTTTTCGGTGGTTATATCGCTAAGTAAATAAAACTAAAAGCCGCCTGATTTAATCAAGCGGCTTTTTTTATAGGAGGCATTATGGCAAAAAACCGAACAAGCATCACCGAGCGGCTTAAAAAGAACCAGAAACGAGAGATGCGCCGCAACATGGCGCACGAGTGGGCGGACAAATGGGAGCAAGATTATTTAAGCCTACTCTCTCAAATCAAGCAGGCGATTGGAAAAAATGAAGAGGACGAGTTGGCTTTTTTATTTGCCGATTTGCGCGCGCTGCAACAGCCAAAATTTGACGCCCTACATAGAGTCATTGACGAATTGATAGACCCAACAAGGGAGCTTATATGATTACGAATTTTGAGCTTGGCTACACGCCAAACAACTTAAAGGCATTGCGCCAAAAATACGGCCTAACGCAACAGGCTACCGCCGACCTATTAAATGTAAACATATCAGCACTCCAGCGGTGGGAGACTGATGTTAGACAAAAGAGCCATCGCGATATGCCTCACACCAAATGGCTGAAATTGTTGGAATATTTGAAGAATAAATGAGAAAAAGGCCGTCTGAATTTCAGACGGCCTCTTTTTTTATTTGAATGTATCAGACAACGCCTTATGTCGCGCCTTGCAGTCATTGTACAAGCCGATGACTTGCAACGACCACGGCAGCACATCCGCGCCTGTACCGCCCTGCAATTTAGGCAGTTTCGGGCATGGTTGCACCAAATCGGCAGGCGGTTTAGTCGCCGTCGGTAATGGCGGCATTGATGACTGACACGCCGTCAGAATCGACACAGACGTTACGATATACAACACGTTCAATAAGTTTCGGCACTTGTACATAGCGCACCCTTTCTTTCTCTTCCCGCACCGCCTTGCCGGTTTGATACATGGCAGACGATTCACGGTCTTCTTCAGCTTTTTTGATAGCGGCGTCTTTCAGACGACCTGAAATTTCAACGGCCATTTCATCGCGCCCTCGCCGATATTCCGCTTTGCGGTCAGCTTGCCAAGCACCGATGCAGATTGCGATCACGACTAAAGCCGCAATCAATTTCCAATTTCTGAGCAACGTTTGAGCCATAATTCAAGCATATCCTTATAAGTTTTAATCTCACGTTCAGCAAACTCAAAAGCCGCTAGGTCTGCGTTTTCGCTCGCCTCTCGGCTTTTGGTTTGCCATTCCGCGATTTTCCGATTTGCAAAATCAACGGGGTTCATACATAGCCTTTAGACGTGCAGACCAGGCAAATAGACAGTCTTGCCGCCTTTTTTGGTTGCTGTCATGATTTGGTTACGCATAGGGCTGTTGCGTCGGAAACCGACATGAACCCATGCACCATCCCCACGTTCCGGGAACTCAAGAATCAACTGGTCGAACGTGATTTTTCCTTCGTCACGCATTTTGATGATTTCTTTCGCAAACGCCAAAGAAGTCAAACCGATGGCATCGCAGTCAGCAGCCAAGCCGAAACGGTGGGCAGAGGTAGGCGAACCGCCGACCGCCTTGTTCACACGCTCGCTGCGAAAGCAGGAAGTTACGACAATTCCGCGTCCAACATAGGCGCGGATTTTTTCAAGCTGCTCCGCCGTGTATTGGATATTGCCCATTTCAGCGGCAGACGGTACGTTTGGAATACCTAAGCGACGCGCAGTCTCGCTTCGCGTCAGTTCTTTTAGGCTAAAGTGTTCAGTGATTTGCATTTCTTATCTCCAAATAAAAAGGTCGTCCTTTCAGACGACCTGTTGTTTAACTAATCTTTATCGACGAATTTACCCGCCGTTTTCTTGGCCCATTTAGTCATGATGCCAGGGGCTAGGCTTTTGACGGTATCCATTGCATGACCTGTCAGGATGCCGACAAACGCGCCGGCAACCGCACAAGTCCAAACTTGATTTACCATCAAAAACCGTTCTGCTACTGCCGCCGCTGCAACCGCCGAAATCAAGGCTTCAAACAGGCTTGATACTGGTGCGTCATGGTCTTTCATGCTCGACCACACGCTACCGACGATGCCGCCCCCTATGGCGAACAGATAGCCGAATTGAAAAAAATCTTGCATTATTCCCCCTTCTGTTTCCGTTTGAATTTATCCTCCGAAAACAAGAATTTAAGTGAGTTGTTGCCAGCGAGTAAGCAAAGGAACGCCAAAACGGGCGGAATAACCATGCCTGTGTGTGCAGGCGGATAGGCAGCCCAAAACGCATATGCGGTCAGATACCAGATAAAGGCTGATATCAACAGCATATAGCCCGACAGAACTTCCCCTTTGAATGTCTGCCAGTACATCGCCGCCAGTTGCAGCAAACCGACGCCGCCAAATACCAGTATCAGCGTCAGTTCCGAAATGTCTTTGAACTTGTAATAGATAGGCCAGTTGTAGATGTCGTTCGGCGAGAACGCGAAGACCAGCGCATAACCAATCATCGAACACCCGCTGACAAACTCAACCGCCCGCGTCCCCGTACCGAACAACCAACGCTGAAACCGCACAGGGAGAAACCGAAGTTCAAAGGCATATTTAAGCCATTGAATAGACTTGCTCATTAAAGACCTCCATAAAAAAAGGCCGCCTTTTCAGACGACCTGAACACTTACACCAATTTGAAATCACGATTCATCTGTTTCAGCAGCTTCGCTATGTCCTTTTTATGGACAAAGTCGCCGCCAGTTGTGTTGATAATAATCGTGCTGTTATCGCCGCCCGACTGACCCGCCATCTCACGGATTGTCTGTGCGTGTTCCGCAGGCAAGACCATCTCGTTTTCGTGCAGTTGCGTCAGCGGGTTGATGCCTGCCGGAATATCCCAGCCGCCTGCTGCCGATGGGATCCGCGTTGTGGTCGTGGTTGTTGAAGAGCTGCCACCACCGCCCATCAATCCCATCACTGCCGCCATCATTGCCGCCATTGCTGCGACGGCGAGAATAGGGCCGACATACGGGATAGATGCTTGAGAAGCCGCCGCACCTGATGCCGCTTGAACAGCGTTACTACCGACGACCGCCGTCGTTTCCGTCGCTTTGGTTGCCGCAGTCTTGGCCGCAGCCGCTGTTTCCAACGTCTCTTTGGTTCCGAAAATCATTTTATAAATCGCCGATTCCTGAACCATGCGCTGCAACATACCTGCAATCGGCTTTCTAACCATTTCCTGAATAAAGGTTTGCCCCATACTCTTGAAAAAGTTATTCATCGCCGTTCGGAAATTCTGCGTCTTCGACAGCATGGCAGAAAAAGCCTGCCCCATCTGTTGCTGTGCTTCTTCCCAAACGTTCTTCCCGCCGTCTTGCAGCATTTCCATAACGTTGGGCGCGTCTTTCCGGCGTTGGTTTTCGCGCTTGCCCTGATTCTTGGTTTGCTCGCGTTCGTGACCTTGCCCAAGCTCCGCCATCTGCTGTTTCAGCTTGTCTATGGCTGATTGGCTGTATGTCGGGTCTTGTTCGGCAAGTGCGATCCGTTCTTGCAATGCGTCATAGGCGATTTGGTAACGGCGGTTTTCAAACTCGATTTCCAAGTCCAGGCGTTCGAGTTGCGAAATGCGCCCAGCGGCTAGAGCTTGGTCTGCCGCGTCCTTTTCCATGTCCAGCTTGTGCTTATCCAGCTTTTCCCATGCCGCCACCTGATTGATTTTGGCTTCGGTCGATTGCTTGGATAATTGGTCCTCAAGGGTCAGGATTTTTTCACGCAGTTTCAAGCCTGTTTTACTGCCTGCGTCGACTGTTGCCAGTTTCGCGCGCCAGTAAGCGGCTTCACGCGCTAAATCCCATTCTTGATGATTCAGCGTATCGCGTTGCATTTCACGGTGTGCCAGCTTTTGGGCTTTGATTTCTTCTTCCCATGCCTGCATCGGGTCTTTGGCTGCGCCGGCATGACCGCCGCCGCTTCTACCTTTACGCCCGCCGCCTTTGCGACCGCTCCCGCCGCCGCCACCACCGCCACCACCACCCGACGGGACGCGTGATTTAGGTATGCCACCACCGCCGCCACCGCCGCGCATGGCTTTTTGCTCGTGAATCAGAGCAGCGCGGGCTTTGATGTTGTCAATCGCATTTCCGACGCGGTCTTTTGACATGCTGTCAGAGATTCGACCGCCAAGCCCACCGTCTTCCATGCGCCCAATCTGAACATTATTCAGCTTATCAATGCCTGACACACCGACCATAGACGCGGCTTTGTTGGCATAGTCAATCATGCTGTTAATCATGCCGACCGCTCGGTTTACCATCCACTCAATCGCGGAGATAAACACGTTACCGATAGCCTTACCGAGATTGGCGAAGAATTGCGGCATATTGTTGGCGGCTTCTTTAATCAGCATCCAGCCGGTTGCGAACGTGTTGATATAGGCGTTGACATATGCACCAACAACCGTTGCAATCGCCGACATGACGCGGCTGAACAACGTCGACCAGCCGCCGACATTTTCATTCAACCAGTCCGTCACACCGCCAAACCAAGCCTTAATCTCTTCAATCGCCGCGCCGATGGTTTCCGTGATTGCCTGCCAAACCGCCTGAATTACATCAAGCAGATTCGACCAGCCCCCGCCGAAAATGTCGATTTGGTCGCCGAATTGGGCAATCAAGCCGATGACCGCGCCGATGGCGACCGCAATTAATCCGAATGGGTTTGCAAGCATGGCAACATTTAAGCCGATGACCTGCGCCGTCGCAGCGGTAACAGCAACCGCAAATCCCGCCATGATGGGGACAACTAAATTCAGGTTATCCGCAATCATTTTGATGATTGACGCAATGCCCGACATTGCGCCGCTGTCGTTCAGTAGTCTAGAAATCATGCTTTGCCAGTTGTTTTGGAAAACCGTCAAAGCCTGACCCATCGTCATGGGCATTTTTGCCGCCTGCTCGCCGAATTTTTCCGACGCGCCCGATATAGCTTTAAACAGCACATCCGCCGTCAGTTCGCCCTCGCTGCCCAGCTTTTTGATTTCCGCGCGGGATTTGCCCATATACTCCGCAATAGTATCAAGCAGGATAGGGGCGGCTTCGGCAATAGATTTAAATTCATCGCCTTGCAGTACCCCGCTGCCTAACGCTTGCGATAACTGCAAAAGTGCGGCGGCTTGCTGTTCCGCCTGAACGCCGCCAATCGTCATGGCGTTGTTTGTCGCTTCGGTAAACGTCAATATTTCCTGTTGCGTGTAGCCGTAGTCTTTCAAGGCACGGCTTGTCGAAACGTACAGGCTTGACGTTGATTCAAGCGATGCGCGGGTATTGTTTGCCACGTCCAAAAGCTGACGCTGTACGGCTAAATACTCCGTTTCAGACGACGTGACTTGTCGGACTTGGCTGTTTATCGACTGCATGGCATCGGCAGTATCAAGCAGGGATTTGGCAAATGACAGCGTTGCAAAACCGGCTAAAACCGTTCCGATTTTCCCCAGTCCACCTGCCGCTTCAGCCGCCTTGTCTCCAGTCTTGGAAAGTTCGGCGTTCAGTTCCCTGACTTTTTCCTTGCCGTCGCTGACACCGCCGACAAAATCGGACATATCGACATCAAACGCCCGTTCCATCGATTTCTGCATTTCGGAAAAGCTGCGTGTCAATTGTGACCGCACCTGCCCGATAGCGTTTTCAATCTGCTTGGAAGCATTCGACGCCGCGCTTGCTGCCTGATTAAAACCCGCAGCCGTGCCGTTTTCGACGGTTATCTTGATTTTTGTTTCTAAATCGCTCATACGACCGCCCATAAAAAAAGCCCGTGAATCATCACGGGCGTGTTTTCAAATTTAGATTAGGCTTCAATCAATTCGGAACCTGAAAATATGCTTTGGTCGTTTCCCTGTTCGACAGCTTTCTGATACATCCAAGCGCGTGAAACTTCCTCGCCCTCCGGTAAGCCGTTGACGGAAACGGTATGCGAACAAAGCGGGTTTCGCCCTGCCTCATACGCCTTTTTAGACACATAGCCGTTTAGGGTTGCGCTTGCGGCGTGTGATTTGTAGTCAATGCTGACATACTCAATCACATGGTAGCTTGCGGTCGCCCCTGTGCTTTCGTCTTCGATTTCGTGTGAAATTGCAATAATTTGTTTCATAATAAACTCCTATAATGTTAACCCATAGCCACAAGGACATATGGCGTGCTTTCAAGTTCTACTGGTCGTCTATATGTGGTTTCGTGGTCTATCTCGATTACAATATTCGCAACATCATCAGGGGAAATGACTGATAGATACGGGATGCTGTAAAACAAGCCTCGATAATACTCATGCTTATCTCCGTCAACATTCGAAAACACAGACCAACACTCTTTATTAATGGCGACATATCCATTAATTTTAATCACTACCCAATAACTTGATTTACTGTTAGGCGTTGTGAAAGATAAGTTTTGAAACGATAGAATAATATTCTTTTTGCTTTTATTGTGGTAACGCAAAAAGTATCGCCCCACCCCCGTCTTCTGAAACGGCAGGAACTTCAAAACATCTCCTTCGATTTTATCCGCATAAATCGTTCCCTCAAAACGCCCGTTTTTTGCATATAAATCGCCATCCCTCGAAACAGTAAAAGCACCGTTACCGATATTGATGTTGCCCGCGTTTATATCGCCCAAATCACTACTTACAGCAGATAAGGTTCTAACTGCTAGCTTGTCAGACGTGATTGAACCTGCTTTAAGTTTATCGGCTGTAACAGCGTTTGCCGCCAGCTTTTCAGCCGTGATACTACCCGCCGCCATCTCACGCGCGGTTACGCTTCCAGCGGTCAGGCGGTTTGCGTTCAGCGTGTTTGCCGTGATTTTATCGCCGTGAATATCCCCGGCGTTCAACCTATCAACAATCGCCTTACCGTTTACCACCAGTTCGCCATTCACGCCGACGCGGTTTTGCCGTGTATCTACCGTAAACGGGAAGATATCGGCTTTACCGGTCGCACCGACGCCGAAGCGGTCGGCGTTCACGATGAACTTGCTTTCAGGCGTTCCGTTTTTCGGCGTGGTTGCCAAGCCGTAGCCTGCTACCTTGCCGTTAACATCGACCTTGACCGTGTATTGCGCCTCCAAGCCGTTGATACTGCGTGAATGGGCTTGTACCGTCGCTTTGTTGCCGTCGGCGGTTGACTGTACCGTCGTGATACGTTCGCCAAGCGATTTGATGTCACCTGTTGCTTTGGTTAAGGTCGTCTGAACTACCTGAACCGTGCTGCGGATTTCCTGCAAGCCATCGTTGTCCTCAGGGGCGGGCGTCCAATCGGTTGCCACCGTTCCGCGCTCCAGCTTCACATTGGAAACCTTGATGGATTCCGATGTTTGGTATCGTGCCTGAACGATGATGTTACGCAGTGCCTTAACCTCTTTTGCGACCGTGTGTTTGGCAACAAGCCGCTGCTTCAGCGTTTTGGTCGTGCCGTTTATCGCCTCTTCGTACCATGCAGCAAAATAACCGATTGAGTTGTCGGCATAGGTAACGGAAAATTCCGCGCCGATTCGTGGGTATGGTTTACCGTATGGCGATGTAGCGTTTGTCAGTTCGATATCGCACGAAATAATCAGATTGTCGCCTTGCTTCAGTTCCAAAGCAGACGAAACGTCAATCGTGACGTTTTTGGTCTGATTATTCCCGCTCACGGTCAGCACTTTGCCGGGCGTTCCTGTCGATAGGGCGTAGTTGCGCCCACCGACCGAAACACCGTCAATCTTCGCGGTCAGTGTTTGGATTTCTGAAGCCCTTGCACTGTCTTTCTGATTAACGGTTTCGCGCAATGCCGTGATACTGCCTTCAGCATTACCGACCCGCGTTTTCAAAGCCTCTGTCGCGGCGGTTTGGGCGTTGATGGCTGTAACCCGCGCCTGCGTTTCGCGCGTGATGTTACCCTCAGCCGCAGATACACGACCCGCCAACGTTTCACGCGCCGCAGCTTCTACCCTGTCGCCGTCTGCCCGTGCTTTCTTTTCAGCCTCCAAGCCTGCGGCGGTCGTGCCTTGTGCTGCCGTAACCGTCCTGATTTGCTGCGCCTGTTCGTTATTCACTCGCTCGACAGCCGTTATCTTGTTTCCAAGTTCGCCGGCTTTTGTAGTCAGGTCGTCTGCGGCTTTCTTCGCTGCGGCTTTCGCGTCTTCTGCCGTGCGGGCAACCGCCGCCCGTGCCTGTGCTTCGGCTGCGATTCGTGCGTTTATACTTCCCGCGCCGTTGCCGTCTATCAGGGCAAGCTTGTCACGCAGAGCCTTATTCAGATTGCTCTCTGACAGGTCGGTCGTTGACACGTCGTAAACGGTAAACGATACGCTATTGCTGATTTTCAGGGCGTCTTTGCCGAAGCTGTCATAGCCTGCGGCGCGGACGTGGTATGTCTTTCCTTTCTCAAGCGGGTTGCCGTTACATTTTGCGATGGTTACAAACGTTTCCGCGCCGTCATAGACTTTGTTTGCGTCTATGGTCGGTACGGCTGCGTTCTCAGAAACCCAAACGATAATCCCTGCGAAATCCTCCTCAGCAGGTTTTTGGCAGGTAAAAAACGCCTGTTTCAAACCGCTGTCAACGGAAATGCCTTGCAATGCTTGCAGTTGCGGATTTTGCGCCGCGATTTGCGCCCAGTTGCCTGTTTTACCGGTAACCGCTCGACCGCGAACCTTGAAAACAACATCACGCACCTGCCCGCCGTCGGCTTTCATGTCCGCCTGAGTGTAGGTGTAGCTGTTGTCCACAATACCGCTGACTGAACGCAAACGGCGTTGGCTGTTGCCTGCGTAGATTTCCACGTCGTAGGTATCTGCGCCATCCAACTTATCCCAAGCGATGACAGCTTCTTTGCCGTATGCCCACGAAGACGACAGACGCAGATTTTGAATCTGCCCCAGCGGTGCGCCCTTGATGGTGTAGGAATACGAGGGGACAGACGCCAAATCCTGAATGCCGCCGCTGAAAACGTTGTACGAAACCAGTTTGACCCAAACCGTGCGACCAATCCAGTTACGCGGAACGGTGTATCTGAACAACGTATCATCAATGCGCGCAAACTGGCTGCCTGCTGCATGACTGTCAATAGCAGAGCCATACGCGCCGCGTGTCAGGTTGCCCAGCGTGTAACGCCCCACGCCTTTTAATTCTGCGTTTGCGTATGCCAAAAACTCGCCGTCAACGTAGCACAATGTCAGCAAATCGCGGCTGTCCTGTTCTGTACCGCCTGTCATTTGACCTGCGGATATTTCAACACTCAGGGTGTTGGTACGGTCGAAAACTGCACCATTCGGCAAAGCAGCGGTCAGCGAGCCGAAACGCGCTTTGTGATTGACTGCGCCGACGCGCGTGTAGCTGTCGCCGTCGGTTGACACCCACACTTCAGCACCGCCCCACATATCGCCGCCCGCCGTCGCCATCCAAATCTGCGGTTCTCCGCCTGTCAGTTGCAACGGGGCTTCAAAAATAACGGGCGCATGGGCGTTACCCGGCGACACGTTGTAGTCTGCCGAATAGCCCAAAGACGGCTGCGTCGGGTATTCTGACGTTGTGTAAACGCCGACAGGGTAGTCTTCAGCCTTGACGGATAAAACACCTTCTTCGTCTTCTTCGATTTCCGTGATACGGACGGGGGTTTTATTCAAGCCAAGCCCTGCGTCTGTCAGGGTTACAATGTCCATCGGTTCAAGCAGGCAGTATTTCCAACCTAGCTTAAACTCATATTCGTTGCGGACGTACAGGGCGCGTTGCAAGAGTTGCTGGGCTACTTTTTGCGCTACCTTGCCGTTACAGATGCCGTGCATTTTGACGGCTTCTTTCGGGCGCAATCCATACTGCTCGATATTCGCTTGGTCTTTCACTTCAGCGATGGCGACGTTGTAGTCATTATCGCGGTCGAGATACTCGACTTGGATTTGATTAAATGCGTCAGCATTGGTTTTGCGCTCAACGTTTACAGGGTCTTCCGCGCCCGAAACGATAAAGTCGTCATCGGTCAGGTCGTAGATAGCTTTGTTGTCGGCAACATATGCCGCGCCGTTGCCTGAATAATTACCGTCGCCGTAGGGGACGATTTTCAGACGACCTTGCGAGAACACCGCCGCGCTGTTGGTCTGCTCCAGCAGTTCGGAAATGTTCCGTTGCGCCTCGCCCTGTTCTGTGTAGGCGGGGCTTAGAAAAATACCGACCGCGCGGCAATAATTGCTGTATCGGTCGGTATCGCCAATACTGTCAACGGGGAATCCGCAGCCGTAGCGTTGGTTTGTCAACAGGTCTCGGATAATATCGCGCGGGTTTGCGTCGGGAATGTTGCCGGAGTAGCCCAGTTTCCCGATGACCTCGAAATTGTGTTGGTAGATTTGCGCGGATTTCGTCAGTTCGTAATTTGGGCTGCACAGGTAGGCGGTACCGGAATAGTTCAAGGCTTGGTTTTGGTGCTTTGCCTGCGCCAAATGCGTCCATAATGGCTGCTCGTCGCCGCCGCGCATAAGCGTCAGGCGCAACTGTGCCAGCGAGTCGAATTTTTCCTTGTCGCGCCAAATACGACCGACGCCTTGAATTTCGCCTTCGCACAAAGCAAGCATGACGGCGGCTTCGTAGGTGTAAGCAATATCGACTTGCTTCACGCCGCCGCCGCCTTTGCCGCCTTGCCGTGTTGTGGTTTTGTTTTCTATGGTAACAAAGTCGCCATACCAAATCAGATTCCCGGCTACACGGGTTCTGCCGTAGATGACAGGCAGGGTCAGCCCCTGTGACGACTGTTGCACCTGTAACGATAAAATCCGCTCTTCCGCTGACGTGATGGTTGACGACTTACCGCCCATAGAACACCCCTAAAAATTAATCTACTAAATGCGCTTCGTACCACAAACCAAACAAAGCCCCTGCGTAGTTGGTGGCGATATCGAAACCTGTTTCTGTTGCGTTGCCCTGATATGAAATTCTCGCTTGTGCGGTCACCAAATCCAAAGTGACTTTGACAAACGGCTTTTTGCTAAACGGCTTTTTGAATTTTACCGTCATAAATTCATTGTTTGCGGGATTGGTAATAAAGTCCGCCCGCGCGATATACGCCGCCTGATACTCTTTGCGGGTGTCGGCAATTTCATCGATACGCGCTACGGCGGCGGCAAGTTGTTTTCGCAAGTCGCTGTCGTCGTATGTTGCACCACCGCCCTTAGGCAGGTTGGAAAGTTGTTTCTTGACGGCTTCCAGTTCTTTTTTGATTTCGGCGTCGTCATACGGTGCGCCGCTCGGCAAGGCCGCCACCGCCTGCCTGATTCGTGCCAATTCCTGTTTGATTGCCGTGTCGTCATAACTGCCGCCGCCACTACCGCCACTGCGGCCACCGCCCAGCCCGTAGGCTGATACTTCAATGTTCATTCAGTACCTCCAACGTAAAAAATTTCACTTCGCGCCCGTCAAGTTCGGGCTGATTGATGTCGTCCAAAACCACGCCGCGCCCGATGTAGCTGTGAATAATTTTGCCGTCGCCCACCAAGATGGCGGAATGGCTGAACGTTCGCCCAAACTTCCACATAGCGATGTCGCCGGGCTTCGGATCGTCCGTTTCCTTGCAAAACTTGGCGATGACCTCTAAATACCGTTCCGTATCGCGGTGCAGGTGCCAGTCGCGGGAATATTTGGGCGGCGTGAAGTCATCGGGGACGATACCAACCGCGCCGTAAACTCCAACAAGCAACATGGCGCAATCCACGCCCGCGCCCTTGACCATTGCAAAATGATGATAGGGCGTACCAAGCCATGACCGCGCTTCTTCAACGATTTGTTCTCTCAAATCCATTTCAGACGACCTCTTAAACCACCGTATCAGCAGACGGGATATACGGGAATCCGCGAAAATGCACGATGTTATTGAATTTGTTTTTACAGGTATCCTGACGCTTGTTGCAGCCCGGATAAACCTTGAACACATCACCCGCTTGCGGTGGGTAGGGTAGGCGTAGGGCAAATTCAAACGTATTGCCGTTATGCGCCTTAACCGTCCTGCTCAAGCCTGCGTTTCGACCGCTCGTAAACTTAATCACGCCCTGCGAAAACCACCCGTCAGGCTGCGTCAGATTGTGTTTCAGCGCATTGCCTGTTTGGCTGTTTTCGGTTACGCGACCGTCCACCGTGAATTTCTCACGGTTGACCTTGCAGCCCTCGTCATAGAGCGTTCTCATACAGCCCGCCTGATAGATGTTGCGCGGGCTTGATACGTTCAGAAGCTCGATGTCGGATTTAACATCGACTTTTACAGACGACCTGCTACCCGATACGTCCGACACGCGGCCGGAAAAGATATTCACAGCACCAACGGGGCGAAGCTCGGCAAGCGAACCGCCAACATCGGCAGCTGAACGTAAATCAACGCCCGAAATCCTAATGGAATCGGATGTCTGGTATCGCGCCTGTATAATCAGGCTGCGTATTTCCTTAACCGTTTTGCCCGCCGGGATTGTGTGCTTGAAAGAAATCCGCTCGTTCAGTGTTTTCTTAGCACCGTTGACCGCATCTTCATACCAGCAGCCGAAATAGCCGACGGAATTATCCGTATAGGTAACAGACAATTCAGCCCCGATACGCGGATAGGGTTTACCGTAGATTGATGTTGCGTTTTCAAGCGCGATGTCGCATGACAAAACAAACTCATTCGGCAAATCGCCGCGAACTTGCAGCGTTTTGGTCTCGGTTCGATTCACACCCGACACCTCTAGGACTGCGTTTGCGTCCTCGACCATGTTGCCGATAGATGACGCGCCGACACCGAAGAAAACGCGGTCTATCTTGACCCGCGCGCCGTCCAGTACGCCGCCCAAAGCAGCTTCCGCCCATTGCAAGCCCTCCAGCCTGTAATCAGGGGCGGAAGCGATTTGTAGCGTGTTGGAATCCACATCTAAGCCGACAGCGATACGGGTTGCCCCGCGCTTGATAATCAGCTTATGGGCTTCATAAGTCTGCCCATCCCAAACGACGGGCATATCCGCGCTGGTATGACGTAACACCTGCCCACCCGAAAGCGTGATGGTGTACAAATCCGCCATCTGAAACTCGTCGCTACCGTGTAGCAAGTCAATCAGTTCTTTTTTCGCTGTCTTCATAACTTCACACTCGTAAACTCAATCTTTTTGGCTGCCCACAGGCTGCCTAAAACGTTTTCAAAATCCACCGTGTCAGATGTGAATCTCACGCGGAAATAAAAACCGCCCGTCCATGTGATCGGACGACCAGGCGTTTGCGGTGTGTTGAAAACCAAAACTCCCTTATCGGTAACGGAATAATCGCGCCCATACGTCAACGCTACGCCGCCCACTTTGACGGCGGGTCGCTCCTTGACAGCCAACACAGGCTCGATAAAACCGCCCATTGAACGGACAAGCTGATAGCGCGTAACGCCCTGCACCGTGTTTCCGATAGGCTGGTCGGTTACCGCGTTATCGGTCGGGTCTTCGTAAAGGAAACTTTCGAAGCTGCCTTTGCGAGCATTGAAGAATCCCGCCAGTTGCTCCAGTTCGTTTACGGACGCTTTTGTCCGTAGCACCTCGAAAGACAGCGAAAACCGCCATTGCGGGTAAGTGTAGTAAGCGGTTCGCAATTCACGACCGCTCGCCGATTTCTGCGTCCCGGTACTCCACACCGCCGTTTTCTTCCGCCCCCACTTCAAGCCGGGGAACGTGGGAAAAATCGCATTGCCCATTTAGATGATTCCTTTCGCTTTCAGCAAGGCGTTAAATTCGTCTTCAGACAGCTCGTTACCGCCAAGCATACCTATGGCTTCGGCTTCGTCTGTTTCGCTCTGTACGACGCCTGACGACGGCTTGATGCCCATGTACGACGCTACCAAGATATGCACAGGCGGATGTTCGCGCCAATACTCGTTCAAATGCTGGATACGCGGCAAATCCAAGTTGTCGGCGACGTAGTCCCACGTCCACCCCGTAGAGGCGCAGACGTGAGCAATCATCGCGCCGAAACTCAGTCCGCCGCCTGAGCTTCCCCCGCTTGTGCGGCTTCCTGCTCTTTGCGTTTCAACCCTGATACATCCATCACGGCGGCAAACACTTCATTCATGTTGCCGATGTCAATTAAGTCGGCGACTTCTTCGCGGGTCATATCGGGATAATTGCGTTTCATAGCGGCATGGGCGCAATCAATAACGGTAGAGATTTGTTTTGCGTCTTGGACGTTGCCGTCAAACGTACCGATGCGCTCTTGCAACTGTTCCAGTGCGCCAAGTGCGATAGGTGGGATAACGTAATTTGTGCCGTTCAATTCAACGGTTACGCCTTTAATTCGTACTGTCATTTTCGCTTCCTAATTCAGGTCAAATAAAAAGACCGCCCTTTCAGACGGTCTGCATGATTACTCTTGAATCCACAACGTACCGACTTTAAAGCCCGCTTCATCGGTTTGCGCCGTGAAGTCGATTTCAGGGACGGAAAAGTCATCGTTTTTGGTCGAGAACAAACCCAGTTTACCGCTGGTTACGCTTTCCAGTTCCAACAGTGCTTTTTTGCCCTTGAACTGCGTCAGGTATTTAAGCTTAAAGGTCGGCGTGTTACCCATTGCCAAATTTGTCAGTTCAAGTTTCTTGGCCGACGGCATGGTTTGGGTATAGGTAAAGCTTGGATAAACGGTCTTACCCTTTTCCGATTCGTGGAAAGTGTAAAGACCGGTTGCAGACACCATGTACTGACCCGCAGTCGGATTGCTGGCGACCTTGATGTATGCCGTGCCGTCGCTACCCATTACGCCCGCATCTTCGACAAAGCGTCCGCCGTTCGGCGCGGTTACTTGCACGGTATATGCGCCGCTCGCAGGAATCGCTTTACCCGTAACATCTGCCCAAAGGGCTTTCATTGTGCCGGTTGCGTATTCTGCGCCAAAGAACAGGGTATTCAGGGCGAGACCATTAATCAGCGCGCCCTTGAATTTACCCGACACTTTAACCTTGCCTTGAGCAACAGCCAGCGCAAAGCGGTTTTGACCGTAAAACTCTTTCAGTTCCGCCGACAAGTCAACAGACATTTCTTGCAAGCCCATGATTCGAACGGGCGTTGCGTTCTGTACACGGTCGCCGTAAGCATCCGTAATCATTTCGGCGAACACTTCGCCGCTACCAAACGTCAATTGCATGACATTTCCTTTCAAAAATAAAACCGCATTACGCGGCGCAAATCATAATCGGGATAATACAAACCGCCTGCTCGCCAAGCGTCCCTTCGTCTGTTTCGACTGTACCCTCGACGCGGCAATACTCAATGTCCGCGCCATCGACCACCAAAGCCGTCTTGCCCGTGATAGGGTGGACGGCGTTCACAGTATTGCACACCGCGTCAATCAGCGGATTCATAATGGGCGCGGGCGGCTCGCCTGCTGTTTGGACGTACAGGTAAACATCGACGCGCAAAATCCACTTGGTTTCCTGCCCTGTTAGCGTTACCGCCTGCATATCGCCCTGCGCCATAAATAACGCAGGCTGGTCGTAGCGTTTCACATCGTTCCAGTGCAGCAGTTTGCGGCTCTTGGTAACAAAGCCGTCCAATGCGTCCAGCTTTGCCCACAGCGCGGAATAAATCGCTTCGCGGTTCATCGCAATGCCCCTTTCACGGAGTTTCTTAAATCGGCTTCAATCTCAGGTTTCATATCGCGCAAAGCTGACCGCAAAAACGACCGTTCAGGCAAGCGAACATTGCGGGAATGCGCGCGCACCTGAACGTATCGCGGAGATTTCAGCGGGCGTCCAAACGCTTGGCGAACCTGCCGTAAAGAGGCTTTCACATTGACCGTCCCGGCAAAACCATATTCATGCGCCTTGCCGTAGCGGACGTTCGTGTTTACCTCGCCGATTACCGCTCCGCCCGAACTGGTTACCTGTTGATGTATCGACCGACGCAGATTGCCTGTTCGTACATTCAACACCTGCCCTGACAGGCGGTTTTGCATAACCTCGCGCTGTAAACGCAACGCCGACCGACCGACAGACTGCACAATAGCCGTCTGAACCTTGTCGCCGTAGGAACGCAACACCGCCGCCAAAACATCGCCGCCGATAAACTCCATCCTAAGCATTACACGCCTTTCCGTTTATACTCGTTGAGTATCGCAAACGCCGATGGCGGCATACCGCCCGAATCGCTGAACGTAGAAAAAGCGATGGTCTCACCTGCAAGCGTTTTCGACTGTACGCCCTTGTTCTCGATTTCGTTCATGCGCTGAGTTGCAATAATCAAAATGGCTTCCTGAATATCGGCAGGTATGGTTTCATAGCCCGCTCGGTATGACACCTCAACGTTTCGGATTCCCTGTGCAAAACAGGCATGGCGTATCAGCAGCCAATTATCAAAATCCCAGTCGTTTGCCGTGCGCCCGTTGATTTTTACAGACGACACGGATAGGACGGGGTATTGATTCAGGACGATGCGGTTTTTGCCGTTGCCGTTGTAACGCTCGACGTAGTCAGCCGCTTCGAGTTTGCGCCCGATGTAGGCTTCAACATCAGCCGATACCCCGTTAAGCAGGGTTTGGAAATATCCGTCCTGCTTATCGTGGGTAACGCCCAGCCGCTGCTTGAATAAATCAAGAGAAACAAGGGCGGTCATCGTTATTCAGCCTTTTCAGTTTCGGCAGGCTCGGCAGCTTCGGCAGGTTGTTCAGCTTCAGCTTGCTCTACCGCTTCGGCGGCTTGCTCGGCTTTAGCTTTGCGTCCGCGCTTGGTTTCGGCTTTTTCAGGCTCGGCAGCTTCGGCAGGTTGTTCAGCAACGTTGCCAAAGCCGAACTGATACAGGAATTGCGCGGCTTCAGCAGGGACTTCCACGATACCATTTTCGCCCACTTGATAGCTTTGGCTGCCGAAGGATACGTCGGTAAAGCCTTCAGGGGCTTGTAATTTAACCAATTCAGTCATTTTGATTCTCCAAAAGAAAGGTCGCCTGAAAATTCAGACGACCTTATTAGGGTTAACCAGCGTTGGTAATCATACCAAACGCAGGCATGAACATACCTTGCAGCAACTCGTCCGCATAGACACCGTACTCATACATACGGGTACGCAGCGGCCATTCGATTTGGTAATACTCTTGGCGCGTGCGTACTTGCAGCAGATTGCCGATGCCTTGAACGTAGGCAGGCAGACGCGTCGAGTAGAACAGGTAAGTACCGGCAGGCAAGTTCGGGTGTACCACGATGTTCAGTTCGTCGCCTGTGATTTTGTTTAAGTACGAACCGACCACCACACCTGCGCGGATGTTCGCCGCGTTGTCGATGTCAACTTTAAGCTTAATCAGCGGCGCGCCACTGTTGCTGATAATCAGCTTGGTCAACGCAGCCAAATCGCGGGCATTGACGTAGATGGTATCGGGGGACAAGCGGTATTTCGAGAAGAAATGCGCGAACGCTTCTTCAAACTCATACACACCGCCTGCGCCGTCGGAAGTCAAGCCGTTGCCTTTATTGTCCGACCAGAACGCGCCTGAATCGGGCAGGGCAATTTGGGTCAGCAAGCCGTCAAACTCCAGCACTGAAGTCGAATTGTCTTCAGACGGCAGGGAAGCAGCGGTTTGAGTACCCTCAGCGTCTGCCAAAATTTCCACCTTAGCGGCGGTGGTAATCGCGCCCAGTTTTTCAGAGCCTGCCGCACCCCAGTACCAAGCGTAGGCAACCGCGCCACGAACAGCGGGAATCATGGCAGTTACTTTTTTACCTGTACCGACACCTGAAACAGAAGCCGCCGCAGATTTTTGGGCAGAACCGCCGCCGAATGTATCGGTAGTACCGTCAGCGTTTTGGCGTGTGATTTTGGCAGGGACTTGGGTAGTCTTGATGTTCAGGCCTTGACCGATTGCGCCGTTGTTTGCGCCTGCGACGTCCCAGTATGCCTGCAAACCCAAAGCCACGCAGACAATGGACAGGGTAGAGGCACTGATTTTGCCCAAAGTGTCGTTAGAGGCGACAGCGGTCGGGGTAGGGGTAACGCCTGCTTTCAGGCTGGTATTACCGCCCAGCAAAATCATTTCTTCCGCAACCATAGTCGCTTGCAGAGTTTGGGCGACCGCCAACGCTTTCACGTCTTCGAAACCGCGTGCCGCGTAATCCGCTTCAAAGGTTACTTGGTTTTCCAAGCCGATGGCGCGGAATTGAGCGTTACGTTCAACCATTTCGTGATTGATAACACCACCGCGTTTACCTTCGCTGATACCCGCGCGTTGATTACCTACATTGATATTAGTGATGGCTTTCCAGTTTGAGCCGATGGCGCGGCCGCCGCCCACGCGGGGGATACGGTTACGCAACGGGGTCAATACCGGATAGAGTTTTTGTGACGGCGCCGACAGGTCATAGGTTTGCAGGCCAGTAGTAGGACCGGTAGGTTGGGTATAACCTTTGTTCAACGGCTCGCCGTTCGCTTGTGCTGACTTCATCAGCTCAATTGTTTCTTGTGTGAGTTGATTCACGTTCATTTATCGCTCCTGATAATAAAAAACCGCCTGTAAGCGGTGTTACAGACGGCCTGTTTGTGCTGCCTTGACGAGTGTTGCCACATCATCAAGCGAACCGTCATTCTTCACAATCGGCTCAAAACCTTTTAATGGGTCTTCGCCGTTGTCCTCTGCCTTGCTGATAGCTTTAGTGCTACCTTTCGGCGGTGCTGCCTGTTTCTTCAGGCTTTCAATTTCCGCCTGCGCTTTAGCAAGGGCGTCATTCGATTTCTTCAGCGCGTCTTGCGCTTTCGTCAGTTCGTCCACTGATTCGGCTTTGGCAAGGTCGTCTGATTTATCGGCTTTGGCTGCCAAACCATCGACCAGCTTGTCGGCTTCGCTTACCGTCAAAGCTTTTAACGATTCAGCAAGGCTGCCTGCTGATTCTTTGATTTGCGCGATAATGGCTTCATCGACTTTGTCGTAGGCGGCGTCTTCAATCAGCCATTTCAGCGACGTCAACACATCAGACAGTGATTTGACTTGCCACATTGATTTGGCGACAGGCTCGTCTTTCGGTTTTTCGGCTTTAGCCAAGACCGCTTTCAAGATGGCGATTTCAGACTCAGACAAATTCACACTTTCCGATTTCTCGGTCTCGTCTTCCTTGTCGTCTTTCTTATCGTCTTTGTCGCCTTTGTCGTCTTTACTGTCGCCATCTGCCTTTTCAGCATCATCGGCTGGTGTTTCATCGGCTTTATCGGTCGGCTTGTCGTCTTCTTCCTTATCCGCTGCTTCTTCGCCGTCTTTTGGC